CGAGGTCGAATAGGGTATCATAGTACCCCTCGGATTGTGCATCCTCAATGGATACACCCTCTACCACATAGGTAGACCCTCCCTTGTCCTTCCAGTACTGTGGGCATTCCCCAGTACCATCCCAGTCATGGGCACCATAGTTCTCACGGTATTGTGTGTAAATTACTACTTTCATAATTGCCTCTCATCCTGCTCACGCAGTTCGTTTTGAATCTCTTCGTAGTGTTCGTTTTCAGAACGAACCTCATCAATATCTTTCCAAGTCGCAGAGACCACACGGTTATCTGCCAACACTAATCTCTCAGTAGGGTATTCATCACGGAATACAATCTCAACTACTTGTTGCCAACTGGAATCTTCGGCAAGTCGGACAAAATCTCTTTCAAAAATAATCATAATTCACACTCTCAGTTCTCATTCTCAATACAAGTATTATACAACATAGAACATCTTTTGTCTAATACCGTTTTGTTATAAGGGAGACACTTTTAAAAACTTTCTTCTTGCCTTTGACCATTGTTTCATAGGTTTCTTGAACATGATCTCTTCGGTAGTACCTACCTTGATATATCCTGCAAGTTGACCCTGCTTGTTCACGATGTAGGTATGATTGGAGACATTATGCTCTCCCCAATCAGTGACCTCTTGCAAGTACTCCATTATTTCTTACCCTTGTAACCTAGTGCTTCCATTGCATAGGCAGGAGAACCACTAACCTCGTAACCGTACTTCTCACTGTAAAACTTGTTTTGATGGTCAGACAGTTCAAGATACTGCTCAACAGTAGCATTCTTGACAAGGAAGTTGATCCATGCCTTATATGGTTTGTAACCATACTTGAATCGGGCAATGAACTCTGGTTTGGGCAAACCAACCCAAGATGGGTGACAGTTAGGACTTGCGACCTCCATATTCACAGACTCGGTGTGTTTACCACGGTACATCAAGTACATACCATCCCAAGTGAACTCTTCTTTATCAAATCTAGTCATAATTTACTCTCTCAGTTCTCATTCTCAATACAAGTATTATACAACATGGAACAGGGTTTGTCAACACTTATTTTCAAAAAAAGTGAAATAAATTAGTACTTGACATTTTACGCTATATACTGTATGATGGGTGTTCTAGTGAGGAATTCAACCTATGAATCAAGAATTATATGATCTTCTAGGCAAATGTGCCGACAGTACTGGTCTACCCAAGATGGATGAGACCCAGTTTACTGATGTTACCGAGAAGTACGGAAAAGAAGAGTTTAGACTGACTCTTGCCGAATATATCTTCCGTGAGAGACCTCCCTTCCCTGCCAATCAAGTTACCGAGAAACGGAGGGATGATGCATGGTGGAAACTCAAGAAGTATGATATATGGAAGGGTGTTACCCACCAAGATAACCAAGATAGAGAGATCATTGAGAAGTATGACGATTACAAGTACCCCTATAGTAAATGGGGATTGGGTGTAATTGATGCTCCTGCCAGACCCTATAATGATGTGTCCGATTGGTTTATGAAACCTCTCAGATGGCAGTGTAATAGTTATTCATTCAAGGCACCTCTTACTGTATGGAATGAGGGAACTGCCCACGAGATATGGGCGTGTCTTGGTGCCATGTGGAGAGGGATCAATGATGTCAAGAAAGTCGTTGTCCGTGATCTAGAGGGAAATGAGAAAGAGAAGTTAGTCGGTGGTTCCTTGCAACAAAACTCGTATGTTTCTACCTTTCGTCTTGCCACCTATATTGCTACCCAGTTTAAACCATCTATGGCAAAGACCATCTACCAGATGACTAATGCCAAACGAGTACTTGATACTTCGATGGGTTGGGGTGATCGACTAACAGGGTTCTATGCATCAGATGCGGAAGAATATATCGGTTGTGACCCTAACCCAAACACCTTTGCAATATACAAAGAGATGATACCCTACCTAGAAAAGATGTCTGGTAAGAAGAAGATTGTCAAGATGTACAACTGTGGTGCCGAGGACTTGCCTTGGGATGAGATCAATGACATTGATTGTGCCTTTACATCACCCCCATATTTTGCTACCGAGAGATATAATGAAGGTGGTGAGAATGAAGATAATCAGTCATGGAAGAAGTTTGGAGAATATGAGAGATGGAGGGATGACTTCTTTCTCCCAGTATCTCAAAAGACCTTTGACTCGTTATCAGATCAAGGACACATGATCATCAACATTATGAACCCCAAGGTCAAGAACAAAGTCTATCCATCCTGTTGTGAGTTGGTAGACCTACTTCGACCACACTTCAAGGGTCAGATAGGTATGCGTATTATGCAGAGACCCCAAGGGAAATCTGTGTTCAAGGATGAGGATGGCAACTTCGACAAGGAACAGTTACAGAGTTACTTCGATCAACTCTATATCGAGAATTGTTGGTACTTTGGTAAAGAGAACACTCCCGATATATTTGCGAGAGCAGAAAAGAATAGTCTAGACGAGTTCTTCGGATAAAAAAAGGGGTCTCGAAAGACCCCTTTAAAATTGGTGAGTTAGATATACTCCCCCACTCTATTCCCCTTCTGGTGATGTTGCATCTGTGCCAGTCTTTTCTGCAACATCTTTAATTAAATTTGATGTTACATCCAACACACCTGCGGTCACACCAAAGACATCAGAACCGACACCTTTAATAACACCACCAGTACCATCGATAGTTGCATCGATAGTTGAACAAGCAGATAGAACTAATGCGAATGCAATTGCAATAAAACGCATAATACTCTCCTGTTTCTAGATTACTGGATGACCAGACACCACGGTAATACCGTCTCATACTTCTATGTTCAGTTCGTGAACACACTTATTTATAAGACAAAAAAAAGGGGTCTCGAAAGACCCCTTTAAAATTGGTGAGTTAGATATACTCCCCCACTCTATTTTTTATACCGACTTATGTCAAGATGTTAGTCACCTTGAAGATACGGTAGTACTGGTTAGTCTTAGCAGTAGCAAGACCGTCAGAAGGTGTAGAACCAACAAATGGGTTTGATGCCATTCCGTAACGAGTTTTAAACCCGATGCGTGGTTGGAAGTCATCTTCACCAACTGCTTTAACCATCTGTAATGGTACATATGGGCAGTAGAATACACCACTGTCATATGGGTTCTGACCCTTATAACCAACAGTTACATAGTCAGTGTTGGCATATGGATCGATGTATACACGGATACGACCATTCAGAAGACCTGCGAAAGTGTTACCAGTGTCATCAACCTGTAGGTTGTTGCTGATAGCAGGACTATAGTCCAAAGTACCGGCAGCGGCAAGAGCAGTAGCAACATCTGATGAACAGATGATTACATTACCTTTACCACGGCGAGTTTCTTTGGCAATCACATTACATTCACGGTCAATCTGTACACCAAGACCTTTGAACTTCTCAGCAGACCAACGACCATCAGTGTCACTAGACATATTGAAGATACCGTTAGAGGTAACATTTGCCTGTTGTGCACCAGTCTTTGCTTGACTGTTGATAGTACGGATAACTTCACGGTTGATTTCAGCAAGAATCTCAGCAGACAAAATGTTTGCCAACTCAGTTTCAGCATCCAAACCGTGGATTGCTTTCAAGTCTTGAGCAAGTTCAAGAGTGTACTCTGCTTTCAATGCACGAGACTTAGCAGTAACAGTCTGTCGTTCAATGGTGAAACCCATTTCGTTGAACGCAGAACCACCAGTACGACCAAGTGCTTCGGCATCAGCAGTAGGCATACCACCAGCGGCAAGTGAAGTTAAACGAGCACCTTCTGAATCAATGCCGTTGAAACCAGAAGCATTGTCAGAATCGTGAGTACCAGAACTGTCACCAGAGAAACGAGTCTCTGCTTCGTTGAACAGTGCTTCACGGTTAGAAGTAGAACCACCTTGATAACGTGATTTCATCGCAAAGATGAGACCAGTTGGGCCGTTCATAGGTTGTACACCACATACATCGTATGCGATTAGGTTAGGCATTGCTCGTCTTACCAAAGAGATAAGAACAGGGTCAAAGTTGTTTACTGAACCAGTTGCGTTAGCAGGAGCAGCGTTGTTTTCGGTCATAAAACCATGAGAAGCAGCGTTCTGCTCCATGATTGCTTTTTCTTGGTTCTCCAAGATAGCGGCAGTTACAGAACGTCTGTGATTGTCAGAGATTTTTCCTGCTGACTCTTCATCTAGTACTGGTGCCCACTTTTCGATTAAACTATCGTAAGATTGCATTTTAATTTCCTTAGTACGAATTAATTATTGGGTTTTTGTTTGTTTGCGAATAGCAGAGAGGTATCCTTCCATCACAGATGATACTTCGACAGTACTGTCGGCATCTTCTACGATTTGTTCTACTTCTTCACTACTTGCGACTTCTTTGGTGAAGTATGACTCGACAACAGTCTTAACTTTAGAGGCGAATTGATCTTCGTCTTCAAAGTCGATGTCTTCTACGAGTGACTTCAATTTAACTACCTGTGTCTCTGCAAGATCACGAGATGCTTCACGGATGATGCTATCACGTTTGTATGCTTCCAGTTCACCAGTAGTGTCAATCACTTTCTGAGTAGTTTCGTTGAGTTTTGTTTCCAACTCTTCAACGGACTCAGCAAGTTCGTCAACTAGGTCAACTTTGGATTCTGGAACAGAGATGTAAGACTCTGTAAACAGGTCTTTCATTTTGTCCATGAAAGTCTCAGCAATTTCAGTACGGAGACCGTTCTGGATTGCTACTTGATTACTTTCCATCCAAGATTCAACTACATAGTTCAGGTAACTGTCTACCTTTTCAACAAGGTCTGCCTTAGTAGAAGAGATTTCTTCTGCTAATTCTTCCTTGTACTGTGCTTCGATACGATCAACTTCTTCTGAAAGTTTCGATTTTACAGCAGTTTCAAAAAGTACTGCGGTTTTTGCTTTAAACTCATCACTGAGTGTTTGCTCTGACTCGACTAATGCATCTAGTTCAGCAGAAGTATCAACCTGTGTTTCCACAATTGCTTCTTCTCCTGATTCAAGTGCTTCACCCATGATACTTTCGTATGAGGCAGTTAGTTCATCCTTTTTCATAGAATGTAACGCCATGCTCATAGCATTAATCATACCCGCTTTCGTTTTTGGAATCGGTGCTTTCTTTACTGCATTCGCTGCTTTATCGACAGATGCAACCGAATCTTCTTCGGAATTATCTTCTTTGGCAACCTCTGCTTTCTCTTCGAGAGTTTCTTCCACAATGTCGTTAATTTCTTCATCGTGAAGTTCAACTTCGACTTTTGCTTCATCAGTCATTATTGACTCCTTACATATTAGATTTAATTAACGAGAGGAAATTCTTAAACTCTCGAACACTTGTCTCATATAAGACAGTTTTCGGAGTGTTTTTAATTTCAGTCTCCATATTTTCAATTACTTGCGGTTTCAAAATGCCGTTATTCCAGACCCAGTCAACACCTTCCATAATACCATTAACAAATGCTTCTGGTGCACTTGGGTCTTGTACGATGTCAACCGTACTAAGAATAAAGTCGTCTTTCACGACCATTGCCCCACCTTGATTCACAAGACTACCCATACCACGAGTTGACACACCTAATTGTACACCACCATCAAGTAAACCCTTTACGATCTTACCCATCGGAGTATCCAATATTTGTGCCTTTCCTACCACATCATTTCCCTCAAATTTGAGTTCTGTGATGAGGTGTGAAACTTTGTCCAAGTTTACCGTGGGCCCTTCTGGATGATTCAACTCACCCACTGCCCTACCAGTTTTAACTTGTTGGTCTACATATCTCTCTACAGCAGGTTCCATAACTGCCTTCGGATATATGCGACCATTTCTATTCTTTTTGTCTGCTTGAGCAAAAACACCTGCGATTAGGTATTTCTTCTCACCATCCTCTTTCTTCTCTACGAGACATTCAAGAGTATTATTATCTGTAAACTCTGTAATTAACTTCATTTAGGTTAATTCCTTTATTACTTTGGTGGCAGACTTTTCAGCATCCTTCAAAGATTTGAATGCGTCTAATTTGTCACCATCTATGAAAACCACAAATGGTAAAGTTCCCTTGCCAATATTGATTATCTTGACAGGGATACGATTGATTTTCTTATTAAGAACAACTTCACCTTTCGGCATCTTTGTTCTTTCATTTAATTCTGAAATGAGTTGTTTATAAGATTTCATAGTATTATTTATACAAAATGATATTTTAAAAACAACTAAATTTCAGTTTCTTCGGGTTCTTCCTCAGAAACTACTTCAACTTCTTCGGGTTCTTCCTCAGAAGTTACTTCAACTTCACCATCATCAAGTTCTACTTCTTCATCTCCAATCTCTTCGATGTCATCGTCTTGGTCATTGAAGATTGCCTGTGCAGTAGCAATGCGTTGTGCTTCTAGTGCATCTGCCATCTTGTCTTGTATAAGACTCTGGAACGAACCTTCTGCATTATTCAAATCACCATCAGTGATCTGATTGATTAGATTTTCTACTGCTGTAGGTTCTACAGTTTCAACTTCTTGATTTTCTTCACTCATTTATACTTCCTCATCTTCGTCTGCAACGGAGTTCTCACCCTCGACTTGCTGTTTCATTTCTTCGATGTCCTCATCAGACATCATCATTACATTTTTCATTGCCCACTCTCGTGAGAAATATTCACCAACATACTGAGATACTTGATCAAGAGTTTGCAGTCTGTTCTGTAACAGTTCTGCATCCTTTAATTCAGTAAAGTGGTTATCTCTCTGGAAGTCTACTGTAATGAACCCTTTCCACTCTTCCCAATCCTGTTCGGTGATAACACCCTTGAGGATTAGTTGCTTCTTGAGTATTGCAGTAAACAATGCAGAGAACCTTTTACGCAGTCTATCAATGAACTTCTGGAATTTAACTTCATCCCTTCCGATCTCAGTTGAACGACCTAGTGTAAACTGTGCTTCCTGTTCCAAACGAGATACTGGTACATTCAATGATCTATATAGTCTCTTCTGGAAGTACAGGATGTCATCAATCTGTCCGAGATTCTCTCCACCGGGAAGTGTGCTGATCTCAGTACCACGACCACCTTCCCTACGAGGCAACCAGAAATCTTCGAGCATAGACATATGCTTGCGATCATCTTTCAGTTGTCCTGTGTTGGAATCATAAACAATCTTGTTTCGATACTTAGACATGATGTCTTTCATGTATGCTTCCGACTTATTGCGAGGCATATTACCTACATCAATATAGAAGATTCTGCGTTCGGGAGCACGAGCAAGACGGTAGATTACAAGTGAATCTTCCATCATGCGTAACTGGTTGATTGGTTTCAATGCCTTGTGTAAATAAGACACAACCTGTTTCTTGCTAGGGTCTAACAGACCACTGGAAACATATGAAATACTATCGGGAGAAAGTCTTACACCTTGGTTGGTTCCTGCTTTCTCTTGATAAATGTAAAACTCATTGACTTCTTTTACGATCTTGGCACCAGTTGCCTGATC